GCTGTGACTTTCCTATGGCATCTTTCGAAAAGACTAAGTCTAAAAAAATATTACACGACAGGGGCAATAAGAAGCTATTAGGAATTAAGTATACTCCAGACTTCATAGACGTACAAGATCCTCCACGATTCATAATAGAGACCAAGGGTAACCCAAATGAGAGCTTTCCTATACGCTGGAAGCTGTTTAAGATGCATTTAGTGAACGAGGGGATACAAACAAACCTATTTATGCCACGAAATCAAAAAGATTGTGACGAAACTATTGCAATTCTAAAAAATATACTGTAAGTTTGATCTTCTCTTATTAGAGTATTCGCTTAGTTGATTCAAGAGGGGGCAAAATAGCTAATTGTCTCCTCTTTTTTTTGTTATATAAAAAAGTTTTTATACTTTAGCAGTGAACATGATGGATATCGGACCAGATATCAAATTAAGAAAGAGGAGAAGTGGTTTTCATCCTCTTGGAAAAAGACCCAGTGAAGGCAGTAGCTGGGTTTTTTTATTTACGCATTTGAGATGGAATGTACGTGTATTCATCTTGACTAAAAATAAATGCTATATCCCTACGGCTAAATCCATTCTTTTTAAGAATATTAACTATTTCACCTGAGTCAACACCCAGCCTTATTGCTGACTTCGTTAATTCTTGAGCTTCTTTAATCATTTGAGAGTAATCTCTATTCACTTCTTCATAAGCTTTCTCCAACTCCACCTCAGTTGATTTTTCATTGTATCTAACTCTATTATATCTACCGTTGAGGGAAGTTTTTCTGTCTTTTAAATCTAAAGTTCTAAATAAATATGATTTTTCAACATCTACATTAACTGGTCTGTATCCAGTAAAAGCTCCGATTCCTTCATTAAAAACATTATTATCATTACCACTCGCCGCTTTTTGTAATCTTATTGCAGTTGTTATTGTCCCAGGCTGTATAAGTTTAAAAAACTGTCCCATAATCTTTTCACCCTTTTCTCCTGTCGTTAATTTTTTATCATTATAAACTAGAAAAGCTTCAGAAGCGAAAGCAGCAACTAAGTCTTTTCCTAAAAATGGCTCTCCTAAAGCTGTAAGCTTATCTATAAGAAGCGGAGTCGAATCATTATCATTTCTACCTGCTATTATTAACTCAGACAAGAATGAGTGCGGATCATTCGCTGTTAGGTCTATAAAAGTGTATTTTCCAGGTTCTTTGTTTGTAATAGCAATTAAAGAGTCTTGAGACCACGGGGCAACAAACCTTCTTAAATCGTTATATTCTTCTGATTCATCATCTTCTCCTCCAAATATTAAAGATTGTGCTGCAAGACCAAGTTGAGTAGCTAGGGTCACTTTTAGCCCAGTATACAGTCCAGCACTCGCAAGTCTTTTGGCTCCTATTTTAGCAACCTCTTTGTTCTTAGAATTTACTTCGTTCAATGCTATTTTGTAAGTATTGAAGGCAGTTCTAATTGACTCTGCTCTAAAGGAAACAAATGCACCTAGTAATGGACTCCTACCAAGTCTTTTGATTATAGGAGGTACTCTATCATACGTTGGATATGTATTTTTTACAATCTCAGACACAACCTCATTCACCTTATCAGATTCAGATTTAGTTAAATCTGCCTTATCTTTTCCAAATAGAGCTTTAGCGTATCTCTGTTTTTCTATACCATAAGCCATAATCTTAAAGAAATCATCTTCTGACTGATAAGCATCATTTAGTTTGTCAACCAAAGCTTTTGTCGTTTTTCCAGCTTTACTTTCTCTGAATAAATCTGATAGTTTTTCCTTTTTAGAAGCTACATTTCTAGCCTGATCTATAATGGTTCTCTTATATGCTTCTTCAAAAGATTTATCTCCATACATTGATGTAATGTCTCCAAGTGTTGTGCTTTGTTTTACGATACCAAGAGAAATAAGTTCATCCAAATAAGCTCTTTGCTCTTCGTTTGTTTTTCCATAAAATTCTTTTATTACTAAATCCGAAGCATTTTTAACTTCATTCCAGTCTAAATGACCATTCATTAAAAGAAAACCATGATTACCTAAAATATTCTTCGCATGAGTAGCAATAGAACCAACGGTTTTACCCCACTTGATAGCACTACTAAATTTTACAAACGCATCATAATGACTATTCATCGGATTTGGCATCTCGAATGTTTTTGCAATCTCTGGTGTAGTCCAAAGCCCAGCAAGCTCTGGATAAGCCTCATTCCCTTCTTTCACTATTTGAACTGTATTTTCTTTAGTAGGGCTTTTAGTAAAAAAAGTATTTGATCCTGATTCTGCTATTTTTCTTTGAAACTGATAATTGAATAATAACATTGCTTGTTTAGCAACAGTGTTTTGAAAGTTTTCTAATGGGTTAGTCACCTCACCCATTAAAGCACGAAGCTCTGCTGGAACATCCTTTCTTCTTCTAAGAATATCCTTGTCTATTCTACCATCCTTACCTTTTACAATATACTTATTGTCTTCAGCCTTGTTTAGTATCTCATTGATTTGGTTTTCTACCTCTTGTTCAGAAACAGTTCTACCTTCTTGTATAGCTTGTCTTCTGAAAAATCTTCTAGCATTTTCTTTTACTTCTTCAGAAACTTTATTTGCCCAGTTTGAGTCACTAAATAACCTATAGCTTCTGTTCACATAAGAACCTATGTTTTTTTCTACTGCCTCTATACCTTCTTTAGTATCAAAATATCCACTTTCAATAATCATATTAGAAAGACCGTCTATTTCAGCTCTCATTCTTCCAGCAATAGCTAACATATCATCAGATAAAGTGCTTTTGTTTGGATCAAGCTCACCTCTAAAAACCTGATCAAATTCTTTCATTACAGAATCTCTTTGATCTTTTGGTATTTTTTTAAGAACAGAATTGATATCTTTTCTCATTCGATCAATTCTATTTTGATACATTCTTATATTAGAATCTCTTTTTTGTCTCTCTCTGTATATTACATCTGGCTGTAATCCTTGAGCTGTAAAGTGTATAGTAGCTTGTTTTTTAAGAAAATCTTTAGTCTTCTTAAACGCATCCAATATCCTTCCTGTAATGCCTTCTGTTTTTGGCTCTACAGCAGCTTCTTTTTCTGCCCTTGCTTGCTCTTCTGCTTGCTCAACTTTCTCCTCTACTTCAACCTCTTCTTGTTTAGCAACTTGCTCTTGAGCAACCTCAATAGGCTCTCTGACTGGTTTTAATTTAGATGGATCTTGTTTAGCGATAGCTTCTATTTGAGAATCAGTTCCGTCAAACCCAGTAATCTCTATAAATCTATTTCTAAGTTCAGTAACTATATCAGCTTCCTTTGGTTTTGTATTGGACTTATACTTAGGGTCCATCATAATGTCGAAAAGCTGTTCTGGAGACACTTCTACTCCAGATACCTCAGAAACCTCTAAAGCAATTTTATCTAAAGGAGTGGACTTTTGTCCTTTTCTACCCTTAAGATACCCTAAAATTTTTGGCAAATCGTCCTTGCCTCCGTAGTATCGTTCTATGCTTTTACTGCTAACTTTATAATTTCCAACAAAAGCCTCAATAACAGGATCTAAAATACTTTCTTCTTGTTTTTTCTTTTGATATTCTAAAGCTATTTCTTGAGCGTTTTCACTTTCACTTGCAATCAATTGAGATTGTTCTGACTCAGATATTTCTTGAGTCATTCCTTCAAAAGCTGACTTTCCAGTTGTATAGTCTCTCTGAGATATTAGTTCGTTTTGAGCTTTTCGAGAAGCCTCCTTCGATCTTTTCTTCCCAGTCTTTATATCGATAGCTTCTTGAAACTTACCAGACTCATCTACTGTAACCTGTGTTTGATTTGAGGTTTGATAAGTTAATTTTGGTTCTAACTCAGGTTTAACTAATTCTTCTGCAACAGTCTCTTCAGTAGTTTCTGGTTCCGCAACCTCTTCAACAGCCTCTTCTTGTTGCACTTTAGAAAGCTGATCGTTAATTTCATCTATTCTTTTCTTTTGAGGAGCAACTAAGTTTTCATCTTTTCCTTCAATAGTGTCTTCAAGTTTCTTTTTTTCTCTAATTAAAGATATAGCTTGTTGTTCTTTTTCACTTGTTAAATTAAGACCATCAGTTGATTTCGCTAATGCAGAAACCTCCTCAAAAGATTTTAACCTACTATCAGCGTCCTCTCTTGTGATTACTCTTTGGTTTACTTTTTCGTCAAGATCAAACTTTAATATTTCTTTTGCTCCCTTTGATCTAGCAATGTTAGTTTGATCTGAGTCAACCTCATTCATGTTATTTGAAGAAAACGCATCTGAAATGCTTTTGTATTTTGAACCTTGAACTTTTTTGTTTATAGCTCTTTTTCTAGCGTTCTGACCAACAACATCTATTCCAATTTTTCCTCCAGAAAGCGGACCAGTGGCAAAACCACCAACTAAAAATGTATCTGAAAACTCATATAATGTATCATCAAAAGCCTTTTTATCTCCAGATATTGCATAATCAGCAAGCTTGCTAACCAAAAGACTTCCAGTTTCAGAAGCTCCTTCTTCTACAAAATCAATTCCAAATTCTTTAGCAAACTTACCTATAGACTTTACAACATAATCCTTACCCTTTCCAGCCAATGATGTGAAAAACTTACCACCTATTTTTTTTGTTACAAGATCAGCTAATCCCTCCGCTGTACCGCTTGCTATTGAGTTTGCTGATGTTTTTAACCCAAGACCATAACCTCTATCTTGCAGTTCTTTACTTTTCTGAGCTGCTGATCCAAGACCTATAGATGCTATACCAATTCCTGGAACAAATGCTTGAACCATTGATGGAATCGCTCCTACTGCCTCATTAAATAACCTTCCTGTTGCTTGACCTAAATCTCCTGCAGCAATATCCTCAGTTATTGAAGTGTCAAATTTATCGAATGAAGATCTTATTTTTTCAGCTTCTTTAGTGTATTCTTCTGAAAGTTTCGTTATACCTCCCATTTGAGAGCCCCCTGGTCCCATAGGCATGCTTCCTAAAAAAGCATCTCTTTCCTCTCGGGTCATTGAGTTTAACTGATCCTTAAAGCCTGAGTCAAAAGCACCTATGACTGTGGCGACCTGTTCTGTTATAAAGGCAGGTATTCTCGAGATAGATGCCATAACATCATTAGCTCCAGCAGAAAATCTATCGTCAAATTCGTAATCTCCTTTATCGTACTTTTCTTCAGCTATTGTTTTGCTGATATCCGAAGAATCCATTACTTGTTGTGAAACCAAATCGGTCTCTTCTAAAGTAGAATCTTGATTTTCTTTTTTTTTTATATCATCCGCTTCCTCAGTTATTAACTGATCTTTATATACTGGATATTTCTGTATGATTTTGTTCACAAGAACATCGTTATCCATATCATTATACTGCGGATACTTCGATTTTATTTTTTTAGCTAACTGATCTCTCGTTATCTTGTCTTGCATAATTTTAGTTAATTCCCAAAGGATCTTCTTCATTAGACTCGCCTCCTTCATTAAGTTCTTGGCTTTCAATATCAGTCAAAAGAGGTATGCCTATTTTTGTTCTTATTTGATTTATACTAAGCCTATCTAGTAGTGGAATTGTTTTTGTAACAGTTTGCTTCTGTATGCCAGTAATAGTATCTCCAACCTCAGTAGTGTATCCAACCACAGCAACATGATCTCCATTTGCCTTTTGTCGATACCCGATGACATTAACATCTGCATCAGCAGGAACTCCTTGTTGCGCTACTTTTGTAAATCCAGATCCTTGAAATTGTTTTAAAGAAACTGGTTTTTTTACAGTATATTCATACATTTCACCCTCACCAACTTCTTTTCCGCTTTGTTCATTGTAGTAGGAAACGTTGTAATTTCTAGAATCTTTATCTGATTTACTAAGTTGTCTTTCTCTTAATGCAGTGTTTCTAAGCTTTATATTTATATTTTGTGCAGCTACATCATCCTCAGACTCTCTTAAAAGATAATCAGACTTAACTTTTTCTTTTAAATAATCTGTGGTTTCTTTAAAAACCCTATCATAATCTTTTATTTTTCCAAAAGAATCGGTAGTAAACTTCACTCCAGCTCTTGAGGCTGCATCATAAAGCTCATCAGGATCATTGTAAAGAGTTTCTTTTGCGTAATTTTCTATATAATTGTTCTGTTCTGGAGTAAATTTACCACCTCTATCTCTAAATGATTTCAACACCGTCCCTCCTTTAAAGTACTGATTCGCCTCTTTGTCTACGCTAAATATGTTTCTTGAAACTTCGTTAAAATCAAATGCATCTCTATACTCTGTGAACTTGCCAAACTTATCAAAAGGAGTCACTTCTACACGAGCATTGCCTTCTTCATCCTCTCCTTGAGTAAAAAACGATAAGTTCATGTTCTCATCCATATCTACACCTGCAAACCCGTATAAATTATTTAATGACTCTAAATTTTTTCTTGAAGTTAAAGAGGCGGCATCTCCTTTTTCTCTAACAGTATCTACATAGCCTGATATTTTAGAAAAATCCTTTGCAACTTTTCTAGATTGACCAATCATTTTAGCCATTCTAGTGGCATATTCGCCCTCAGAAATAGACCCTTCATTAAACAATGCGTTATTAGCATCAGCTACTTGCTTTATCTTAGTAGATATCTTTCCAGCAACCATATCTACATTGTCAAGACCAACATTATCAAAACCTGAATATATTTCAGGACCATATAATTCTAGCATTTTTAACTGAAGTTGATCTCTTTCCTTTTTTTTATTTACTTTTTCTTGAGCTTTTTCTTTAGCTACTTGTTCTACTTTTTTAGAAATAACGCTAAAATCTGCTAAAGATACTCCTTGAGATGCTCTTTGAAGTCCGCTGTAATAAGCACTTGATTGTTTTGCCATTATCTTGGTTTTAATCCATACCCATACTGCTCTCCAGTATTAACGTATGTTTGCATTAAAGAGGGGGTTTCGGTTGATAATTGTGCAGCTCCAATGTCTCTGGTAAAGCTAAATGCTTTTGATACATCTGACACTCCATTAGGACCTTGAAAAAATCTTGTAGGCTGAGAGCTAATTAATTCTTGAGTTGCCTTACCTCCAGTAGCTAAGTCTACTGTTTTAGGACCAGAGCTCATAAATTCTCCTCCTCCTGGAAGGTTTGATTCAAGACTACCAAATGCGCTTGCAGCGGTATTGGCTAATCCTTGTAGTCCTTGCTGAGCCTGTTGTCTTCCATAAGCCATTTCCTCGCCTAAACCAGCTATATCTCTAGACTCCCTAAACTCTGTTATTTCTCTAATTCTAGCTTCATCAGCAGCTCTAGCTCTGTCTATAGCCACTTGCTGCATATCTAAACCTGCTGCAATTTGTTGCTGCTGTGATTGCTGCAACTGTTCTTGTCTTCCAAGACCCCCCACGACTCCACGAACTCCCCCAGATCTTAAGGCATCCACAGAGGTAGCGAAACGCCTCTGAGCCTCTTGAGTTTGAAGTTCTGCTCCAAGAGTTGATACTCTAAGACCTTCTGTCACATTCTTAAGCTCTTGTCTTCTAAAATTCTGAAGAGCCTTCTTTGCTTTAGATCTTTTTACCTCACCAGCTATAGCTTGCCCCGCTGATGCTGCTGCTGATATACCTAAAGCTATTGCTGTTCCAGTTGCTATTGCCATACTTTTATCATTTCAGTTACGTTTTCATCTGAAACCATATATCCAGATTTCTTGTATTTTCCAACTAAACTCTTGTTTTTTAAAATAACATGAGCATATTTATATCCTTTTTCTTCAGCGAGCATTAATATTCCATCAATTAATAACTCTATTGCCTCTGATCTATCTTTTTCTTTGTAGTCTTTATTTGAGACCACAAATTCTGTTAAAGCAACTTTAGAGTTTGTTAGGTAAATAAATCCAGCGCATATGTCTGTATTTCCTTTCGTAACCATCAAACCGCCTGTTGCATTTTCAGGCAAGAAATCTTTTGGTGGAGCTTCCCATCCCCAAGATTTCCACCAGCGCTTCAGAGTGTCATCATAATCATTCTCTGTAAGTCTTCTTAGATTAAATTCCATTACTGCAAATATACGAATAATTAGATGAAGCTCTTAGATGCCTCTGTATTGACTGAAAATAATTCAATCTTAGAAGTGCTACTATTTGTAAGCCTGATATTTGCAAAATAACCCTTGAGTCCATAGCTTTCTGCTACGGGAGCTTTTGCTGCAAATATGTAATCATTTACTGTCGGTGTGACAGCTGATGCACTTGTAGTGATAGAGCTACTTGTAGTTGCGCTAATTGTTCCTATCTTTTCGTATGAGTTTGCTGTTGATTTGTATAAAACGTCTCCTATTGAAACCTCAGAGGGCACATCTTGTACCGAAAAAGTATTTGATGAAACCCCTAATAGTCTCCCTATTCCTTGCACGGACAATAGCTCTGTGTTCACTTCATCCGTAGAGTTTCTTCTTATGTAGGAGTAGTGAAACCCTTCTTTCTTTTCAAAAGAAGTTTTGTCTATGTGACCAGAATCAAGGTCTGTTGTTATTGTTACATCAAAGTCTTTTGTGTCTCCCTCAATCTCTATTGTCTTAAACACCTTAACCTCTGATGGTCCATCGTTCATTGTAAACTCTATCTCAGAGTTATATTCATCACCATAGAATGTATTCCTTACAGTGTCGTTTGCGTGATGCTTGTAAAGCTGACCGTTCTTGAATGTATAAAAATCACCATTAGAGGACACCATAGACTCTGGCTTCCAAGAGTGAAATGTTGTCCAACCATTTACATACTCACTAAAGCTAAGTGTGTAGTCATTAGCATTTGTTTGTGTAGGGTTAGGCATAGACTGTATTGATGGTGTAGTTGTTGTAGCCGTGATACCTGTAGGCAGGTTGTTTACTGGGCAACTATCCGACAAGTACTTTTCTATGTAATCGTCCTGACCTGATACGTTTGCTTTTGTTACATTCGTAGGCTTGCCATTTATGTACTTTCTGAGTGTCTTAACTACTTTATATCCTGATCTAAATTTCATACTACAAATTTAACTAATTACATTGATCATAATTTGGTAAGGATGCTACATCTCCTACCTCGTCTACAAAACCATCTGAGTTGATATGTATATAATTCTTGTTATACTTATCTGCAAAATCTAGCTGAACTGATGAATCTGGATTTATTCTTCTGTATATTGAAGCTTGTTCAGTAGTTCTCGATCCATAATACCCCGATATAAACTCAGTACTAGTATAGTCTGAGTAAAACTTAAGTCCTATTGTGTTTATATCCCCAGAATTTGTGAATATATTGCTTGAAACATTGCCATTGAAAAATGTCGGAACAGTGTATCCATCAGAATTTCTTTTAGGAAAACAAAATATAACATCACCATACAAAGGTAAGCTGCCGTTAATGGATCTATAGTGACTGTTTCCAGTCCCTAGCGTTGTTCCACCACTGTACATGCCTAGTATATGAGTAAAATTGTAATTAGACGGAGTAGTTAATATAGGTCCATTTGCTGGGTCAAAAAGATATTCTATTGATTGTCCAGATGCGACTTGTCTTGGTCTATCCCCAACTGTTAATTCGACTCTAGAATATGTTTTTAAATTAGTGGCTGCATTTGCATTGCTTCCTTCTGGGTCTGATCTCCAAAAACCATTTACATAAACTTTAGGAATAAATCCATAATACAAGAAAGCATCCCTAACAATATAGTGTCCGAGTTGTGTTAAACCTGAAGTTCCAAAAGAACCTGACACAAGAGTTCCATTATTTGCTGGGTTCGGGACAAGAGATGTAGGCGCATCGCCCATATCAAATATGCCTTGATAAGTTGTATACTGTTGATTCGACACTGTGTCTAAAACAACTGGAAGAGTTTTACTTAATACAACTATATCAAATACTCCGTCAAATTTGCGCTGATCTCCATTACCAGTTGTGAATACTATAGAAAAAGGATCGTCAGAATAAACTTCATAATAATAACCTTGATTAGCTGATGCCTGTGTTAATGTAGTTCCAGAAGGAAGGGTTGGTGTTGTAATCGTTGTAAATATCCCTGTGTTTGAAATTGTTGGAGATGGTGGCGATGGGATTATAGTCACCCCAAATTCACTATCCTGAACGGATTGTCCGTGTGATATAAATACTCTATTTTCTTCTTCGTCTACAAAAATATCAGAAACACGTTTTATTAATTTAGATGAGCTGTAATCATAGTCTTTAAGTAGAGTCCAGTCTTCTATTATGTCAGACACATTCACAGAATAAGATCCGTTAAGAGTATGACCATACGTATGTGTTGTTCCACTTCCTGTGTTATGGAAAAAATAAATTGTCACTGATCCAGGCATTCTTATATCAGTAAACGCACCAGATGTTCCAGGAGTTCCATTTACAGTTACTTCTGTAGTGTATTGATTTGCGTATTGTAAACCAGAAGCAGACTCAGTAGAAAATAATATTTGTTTTCCTGTATTTGAAGTGTCACTTTGATCAAACCTAATTACACTTCCTTTCGGAGCTGAAATTTGTTGGTTAAATGATGAAGTGCCGTCTATAACAAATATATTATTGCTTGGTGATGGAGTGTAAGTTTGTACCGTGACAACCTTGGTCGTAATAGTATTATAATCTGTTGCATCTGTCCATGACGTAGGAACTGTGCCTCCTAGATTTGTGTTTTCTCCTTTTATATTCATTCTCATAAATGAATTGAAAAGACCAAAAGACAAGGTGTGTGATCCATTGACGACTCCTTGTCGATACGGTGTGTTTCTTTGAAAACTATCATTATACGTTCCTGTAACAAAATACACGTTTCCGTTTTGCTCATAAGGAGAAGGACTGTCTTCTGGATATACATAAGTGCTCCCATTTGTGTGTGTGTCACTTATGGTTGGTAAATCTGCCACAGTCCAATTTATTCCATAGTTCCAAGAAATTGCATATTGTCCCATTCCAGTAAAAACACACAATCCATTATTTAGCACTAAAAAAGGAACAGATTTATTATCTACATCTAGTTCAATATAATATGTTTCAAATGAGTCTACACCAGTTTTTTCTGGACTTCCTTGAGAAAACCGTCCAGCTACTATAGGTTTTATGACGCAGTCATCGCTAGTAGTATTATTATCTTGACTAGGAAAATATCTATATAAAACTGAAGTATATTGAGGAACCCCGTTTTGATCTATATATCTAGCACCTACACCTCTATATATAAACAAATAATCATACTCAATACTAGCGTATATTCGTACACTGCCAAATCTGTGCAATGTAGTGGCTGTACCAGACCCTGTGCCTCTTGAAACTGACAATTCACCAAAAAAATCTGCGTTTCCTGTTTTTGTTTCATCAAAATTTAAAATAGAAAAGGAAACAGCGTTGTCAATTGATTTCGCTAAAAAAAGTTTGTTCTCAGCAGACGCTAAAGGACCTGATATATTTTGAGAATCATTTAACATACATAGTGCGTACCACACATGATTGCCACTAGAGTCTACTCCAGCATAACAAAAGTCTTCTATGTATGTTTGTCTTCTAAAAGCTGCTAGTGATTGATTGTGCCCAAATGTTGCAACAAGTTGGCTGTCTGTAGGATTAAATTGACATATTTGAAAATTAACTCCATCAGTTGATCTAGCTAATGTTCCTTGTCCAATTTGACCATCTTGTACAACTGATAAATAAATGTTGTTTTCTTTTTTTGAAAAAGAATAAGTAAGTGGATTATCAAACTGGTACTTTAGTGCAAAATTATATCCGTTAGTTTTTGAATGTAAAACTTCTTGGTAAGTGGTTGTTGCTCCAGTGCCTAGATATTCACAGTCGTCTATTTTAATAACGTTAAGCAAATCATTATCTTCCCTTTCTGCGGTTGAAGCTGATGTATACAAAACCACACAACTTTCTTCATACCTAATCCAATCTTTTGTAGATCTAAGACCATCATCAAATATCATGCTTGCTGTACCAAAATCTCCTGAGCAAGTTACTGTTATATCGCCCCAGTATATTGTTTTGGTCCCTGTATAAACAGAAGTAGAAACACTAACTGTTTTTGAATATTGTCCTGTCATAGATAAACCTGTACCAGATGTGTGTAAACAAAATGCATCGTTTTCATTATCTATAAACCAAGCATATGTCTGCTGTGCTAGTGCTAAATATAAAGGATCAGACCCATAAAATGTAGTTGCGCTGTAGTTGGTTATAGGCTCAAAAAAGTTGAATGAAGGAACCCCACCTCTCATTACAATATACTCTGAGGTGTTAGCACATAAAAACTTTATTTTTTCTACATGTAGATTTAGTGTGATCTCGTTAGTGTTATCGTCAGAAGGATTTAAGTTTCCTGCTGCGTATTCAAGATTTATATTAAATGTTTGTGTGCCGTGTATACCATTTCCATTTCCATCAACCTCTCTATGATCAGTTCCCGTTGTTATGGATATAGGAGTATTGTCTCCTGTCAAGTCCCACTCATCACCACCTATAGTCAATACATCAGGATTTTGCACCATAGCATATCCTTCTTTTACTTTTATAGTGTATACACCTATATCTCCAGAAGAGTTTTCTGCCTTTGTAACGGTCTGTAAAAGCTCTATTGCCATAATTTATATTTTAAGGAACCGTGTGGTCTACTTTTGAATTGTTGTTTATACTTATGCTAAATGTCGCTTGTGCGTCTCTAGTTGCGTCCAATGGATATGGATCTTCAGAATCAGGAACTCCATCTCCGTCATCGTCTGTATCATTTATATCTGGCGTTCCATCTCCATCTGTATCTGTAGGCGTATCAGTCGCATCTAACGGATCTGTACCAGCAGCTATTTCGTCTGCATCTGAAAATCCGTCCCCATCGTCATCTGTATCTGTTATATCAGGTGTTCCGTCTCCGTCTGTATCTGTAGGGGTGTCTGTTGCGTCTAGCGGGTCTGACCCTGCTGCTGTTTCATCGACATCACTAAATCCATCACCATCGTCATCTGTGTCGTAATAGTCTATAGTACTGTCTCCGTCTGTGTCTGTGGGTGTGTTTGTCTGGTTCTCAGGATCCGTTGGAAATGGATCACTATCATCAAGAGTACCATCGTTGTCATCATCCGTATCTGCGTTGTCACCCGTTCCGTCTCCATCCGTATCTATCGATTCATTAGGGTCTGTTGGAAAAACGTCTTGAGTGTCGACAACTCCGTCCCCATCATCATCTGTGTCTGCATTATCACCTGTACCATCACCATCTGTATCAGTAGTTTCTGTAGGGTCTAAGGGAAATGCATCCGAACTATCTGGAGTACCATCACCGTCATCGTCTGTATCTGCATTATCTCCTGTTCCATCTCCGTCAGTATCTACTGACTCTGCAGGGTCTAAGGGAAATGCGTCTGTAGTATCAGGCACACCATCGCCATCATCGTCTGTGTCTATAGAATCATCTATACCATCATCGTCTGTGTCTGTCTGGATCGATGAATCTGTTGGGTCATCATCTTCAGAGTCTGGTGTTCCATCATTATCGTCATCGGTATCCGTGTCATCTGGAATACCATCTCCATCAGTATCAAGTTCATCTACATCAGCAATACCGTCATTATCATCGTCTGGATCAGCGTTGTCTCCAACCCCATCTCCATCTGAATCTGTAGTCTCATCAGGGTCTTGTGGGAATGCATCTGTTGAGTCAGGGGTGCCATCGCCATCATCATCAGTGTCGGCATTGTCCCCAGTTCCATCACCATCAGTGTCAACGCTCTCTGTAGCATCATTTGGGAAGGCATCATCATTGTCGTTTACGCCATCCCCATCAGTGTCTGCATTCGTAGAGCTTGTGTCTATTTCTTGCGCATCTGGTATTCCATCATTATCATCGTCTGGATCATGTATGTCTAATATACCATCACCATCAGTATCTAATGTTATTTCTTCTTCAGGATCAAGTGGTGCTGAATCAGTAGCGTCAGGTATGCCATCTCCATCATCATCGGTGTCTGCGTTATCTCCTATTCCGTCCCCGTCTGTGTCTACACTTTCTGTAGCATCAAGTGGGAAGGCATCGTTTACATCTAATACTCCATCCCCATCGTCATCTGTGTCGATAGAATCTACAGTTCCGTCACCATCCGTATCAGTATTATCATATAGTATTTCACACTCCACTTCATCCTCTCTCCACTCTATCTGTGTTCCTTTTAGTGAAAGAGAATATTGTCTGTCTCTAGGGTCATATTGACCAATAGCTAAGGGAGGTAATCCAGCTGATAAGTTGTCGTTAAACCAATCAATCATTCCATAGTCTGATATCTGAGTGATGCCATCTTGTGATAACCTACAAACTACTCTCCTTCTCTCATCTACAAAATATATTCTACCACCCCAAAGCACTGTAGCAAATGGATTGCTAGTTATTCCATACTCTCCTAGATAAGGTATATCTTGTCCCAGTATAGCTGTACTTGCTGTGATATTAGAACTACCATCAGCATTAAATAATACGTTTTTATTAAATAAAAGCTTACTAACTTTGTTTTCTTGAAATACAACTAAATCAGCTTCTCTTGCAACTATTTTATTGATGTCTCCAAAGAAGTCATCCATATCCTTATAGTTTACATAAGCTAAATTAAACTCATTTAAGCCATTATATTTTGTTGTTTGATCATAAACATTACTATATGTAATTGAGGCTGTCCTGTGGTTCTTTTTGTAGTCCTTGAGGTTTGTAGAAGGTCTGTTCTCTAGCTCAAAAAACTTTGTATTAAAATCATCTTTGATTTTATATGATTCTAAGCAATTACCCCATGAAAAAACATTAAAGAAATCTAGTGTTATGCTTGCAGGAGAGTTATGAGTTTGGCTAACGTCTACATCATCTCCAAACACTACTGTAAAATCACCTCCAGCATTTGTAAAAGATCCAGAACCACTTACGTAGTTGCTTGAATCCATATTGCCTACAGAAGGGCTGTTGTTGAAGAAAGTAATTCTAGTTCCTCCAGTTACATCATATCTTTGAAAATACTGAACTGCAATGGTTATAGTGGCACTACCTTGTGTAAGCGTTAATTCTTTACCATTGCCATTACCAAAACTTCCGTTGTTTGGACCGCTTCCTCCAGTAAAATAATTTGCAAATGCTGTATAAGAATCAGTATCAAGAGCTATTTGAATTTGATAACCATTACTAGTAAAAGGATCAGATGAAAGTGCAGGAAAGTTATCCCAATTATCACTGTCTGGATAATTATTAGTGTTTGTGTATCCTATTGTGGAGGCTGCGCTTAAATTGGTATTTCCTTGTGTTAATGTAGAAGTATCTTCTGGCACTAGTCCAGCACCAACAGGTCCAGATTGGTGGTATCCTTGTGTTATATTGTATGTTCCAGGTATCTCGTAGAATATCTCTTCATTTTTATCTTCTGGTCTAGTTTCGAATGACAATATATCTGATGACTGTCTTTTAAGAAAGCTAATAAGAGAGTCAATCTTTGGCTTTTTATCTAAAGCATTATTTTTAGTGCCTAGAGACCTAATTATCATCAATATATTATCTGATGTACTGTTAGTTATTGTGGACTCTTTAGCTGCAAACGTACCCCTTAAAAAGAATATTCTGTCCTCTGGAATGTCTGCGTTTAGGGTTGCTTTAGCTCCGCTTTCGTGATACCACTCTTCTATGTTAGCATAGTCTGCGTTAGCTGTAAACTGTTGAGCAACATATTGTGTTTCTTCATTAAACTCATCATAAACAAAGTCTACAATTGTTCCTAATGGTATTTCCTCTACTGCCTGATCAAATGATCTATAGGTGGCAAATGCTTTTGTGTTTGGAGTGTAGGGGAATGTAGATGGTCTTGCATTTACAGTCCATTTATCTCCTAGTGTATGACCAGTGTTTGAGGCAAAGTCAACACTTAACCCAGTTCCAGGTATAGCTATTGGCGTACCTGATGTTATGGATTGAGCAGTAGTTGTTGATCCTGTGTTGGGGTCATTGTCTAAAGTTTGTACAGTAGTAGTAAAAGTATCACCTCCTGCGTTAACAGAATCAATTTCAATGATTATCCTTGAAAATATATTTGACGTTGTATAAGATCCAGATATAGTGACGTCTGTTGCAAGTGCAGAGCCTCCAGACCCTGAATAAGGAAAAGGACCTTCAATATATGCCCCTACTGTTTGTGAATTTTTTAAAGGATCATCCCTATCGTTAGCTGTATCATCGTAATCATCATGCTCTGTAAGCTCATAATCGTCTGTAGAAACAGAAAACCCTACTGGCTTTATCTTCATATACAACCCAGCTTGTTGAGCTATTGGTGGATCGTTAGTGTCTGGGTAATCATCTGCCTCTAAAAAGTTTTTGTCTTGAAGTTTTATCTCAAGGACTTGAGTCTCAACTAAGTTTGTTTTTTGACCTCTTGTGTCTGCCTTTACTATAAGGAAATCACCTTCTTGTATTTTGTTTTTATCATTCCCATTTAGCTGCACATAAACATAACCAGTTTCTGCCTCATTATAAAATATAGAAGGAGTTATTGTGTCATACCTGCCTTTACTTTGTTTTACATAGAATCTGTAGTATTTAGCAAAAGCTGGTGGTAAATGACTTATAGTTGCATTTATTTGGTTTTGAGTTTTTGAAGCACTCAGAGGAACATTTACCGTGGCATTATTTGATGTTATAACTGAAGTAGACCTTCCGTAGTCATCTAAATACACTATACCCACCTCATAGTCTACGTTTGACTTTATAGACTTAGCTACGCTTGGTGAGGTTATTTGAGATGTGTTAAGGGTTGCGTTTATATTAAAAGGTATAGCGTCTCCGTTTGCATCTTTTAAGTCAAAGTTTTCCGTATAGTTAGCATAAACGATCCTGTTACCTATCATTTGCTGCGTCTTAGCAGTAAGCGGAACATTGTCGTACACCCTTAGTAATTCTTTTTCTGGAAGAACACTATAGACTTTGCTGTTTGAGAACGTGTGTACCTTTGTGCTGTTATCAGCTATTGACTCTTCTTCCTTATTAAAAGTTTGAGCAACATATACATTGTTGCTGTTGCTTTCCTTAAAAACTAAGTCTATCTCTACAACATTACTTGTACCTGTTTTAAATGTAACATCTACTTGACTGTAGCTATTCACCATAGATTTATTTAAACCTGTAGCAAAATCAAAAGAAAAGTCACCTGGTAGAAAAGCAACCTCACTAAATGGAGAAAGTGCACTATATTCACCGTGTTTATACTTAAACCTATAGGCAAAATAAATAAACCTTTCTTTAATGTTGTTTTCATTAGTAGAAGAGGTTCCTAAAGATAACGTAGGGGCTTCAAGAGGTGGTTGTTGCACCACGTCTACATCGTATTTTGTAAATGCATTAGCATCTATAAGCTTTGCTGACTCTATCTCTATTCTTCTAGGTGGGTTAATGCCATCAGTAAAAAACAAAAACCTTTTATCGTTGTCAATATCTATAAGTATATTAGACTCTATAAAGTTTGTTTTGTAGAAGTTCAAGACATTAGTCTTCCAAGACCTTGTGTCTTTCAGGACAAAAGTAGAGCTGTCGTTGTCTACATCATACTCACATATGAATGAACCCGTATCAGACCTTACAAACCAATATATTTTATTATTAGCATCGTCAGACACAGACCCTATGGAAACTGGATTAGCGCCAAAGTCTAGCTGCGACAAACCTTCATTTGAAGGTGAGTTTTCAATAGCCCCCACATCAGATGCAGATGAGCCAGAAACTCTTATATTTAGTGCGTCTCTATACTCTCCTTTTGGAACAAGCCTTTCATCAAGGTCCTTGTTCATTTTTCCAAGGTTAAATATGTTTTTTAACTTCATTATTTAATCCACTTGTTGCGTCCTTTGAATGAGTGTACAATGTCAAATGGATGTATATCCATCATTCTAATTTTCATGTTCTTCATTGCAGCAAACTGCTCGTTTTTCATTCTTCTAACTATGTACTCTTGAACACCAACCTTATACTGAACTATTTGATATGCTATATATTTTATGAGAAAATCTTCTGCAAGCTTATTGACTTTTAATTCATCTTCTGGCAAGTACGCTAAACCATCTGTGATGTACTCAATAACTACTGTTTTACTTTTAACTTCAGAGCTAAATCTTATGTACCCTAAGTTTTTATCTATGTTATATTTACCATTGACATTTGTTTTCTCTGTTGCCATTCCAAAACGACCACCGAAAAACTCATAGTCTAAGTTTGTAAACTGATCATTGTCAACCGTTGACACTTCTGCCAACTTTGTGTCTATTATTGAAGTACCCTCTGTGGCAGCTCCATCACTATCGAATATGATATTATATTCATCATCTTGTAGATAAGCTTTTGCAATAGTAGTTTCACTATCCATCATCAAGGGATGAAGCCTACCTCTATCGTCCACCCAAGACAATCTAACGAGCCTTACAAAGTCTTTTGGAAGCTCTAGCTGTAAATCATCAGGAAGATCTAATTCAAGCGCTCTAACGTCTTTTAAAGCATCATAATGAAGCTCTTGAAGACCTCTTTTTGCTTGATAAACTACATCATATCTACTAACATCGTTTATAATTTTCTCGTCACCTACATAGAATGCCATGAAGTTGTTGATAATGTCTTTCAACAATACAAATTGATTCTCCCCCCAATTAGTGCTATTTGTGTAATACTGTTGATCTGTAAGTGCCATCTACTATACGTTTTCTTTCTGTGTTTCTACAGCATCTATTTGTGCTGCTGCTTGAGCCACCTCTGCTTCTCTTATTGTAACACCTGTTAATTTTAAAATTTCAATTATTAATTTAGTTTCATCGTCAGCTCCTAATTCGAAGTCTTGATAATCTGCAGCAGATGGATTAAACACTGGGTTTTCTCCAACTAAAATGTAGGTCCACTTAGGATCTACTAAGTCTCTAATGTAATTTACTTTTACATTTCCTGTCAATGTGTTTGGCTTTACGTACCAAAAATCATCTTCATCACAATATCCTGGATAAAGTGCCGAAGGACCAGCAATGTTTGAGGCTTCTATATATGTTTGATTTTGTTTTGATATATATTCCATTTTCTTGTCGTTGTAAACAAGAGAGATTGGTGTATACATATCAGTAGGTTTTGTTATTCTGTAACTAGCTATTGCTGAGGTAGCAGTTTTTGTAAACTTATCAATGTTAGCCCTAACAATAGACAACTTATTTCCTTGATCTCTAGAAAGTCTCCTAGAGTTTTTCATTGTCACAAGCCTAGAATATTCTGAAAAGTATTGATTAAACAAAACTTGTTGTGCGTGCTTGGCATACGAGTTAAATTGAGCTGGCGTTATAAACCCTCTATTCTCTTTATTAAGCACAGTCAAAACTGTATTTCTAACGTGATTTATCATGATACAAAAATACAAAAAAAAGAGGAGCCACTTTCGTGACCCCCCTCGGTGGTAGTGTTGGGTGGAAACACTACAGTTTATTGGTGATGCCTTGTAAGACATCAAGACCATCGTCTGTTTTAAAGAATGCAGCTAGTGCTGAATACACATTCTCCCCATAGGGTACAGTTACAATCTTATCCTTAGCCTTGTTGTTCCAGCATACAGTTCTGTTGTCATCCTTGATAAAGATAACACCCATCTCTACTGCACGAACCGCAAGGTTTCTAAGCTTGATATTCTCATCTTGCGCTAAATCCATCACCTCTGCTGGATTCTTTCTAGCATACACAAGCATATCACGTCTTAATTCTTTTGAGGTCATATCAGATATAGAGCCATCTAATGCCACACGAGCAATAGCCTCTAGGTCTTCTATGTCCATTTCACGAACAAGGTTTTGTGCGTCAAGCTTCTCTTCTTCAGATGCAATCTCAGCCTCAGCAAGTTTATTAGGATCAAACTCCTCATACTCTTTGTTAAGGTCTGGGTGATACAATGAAAGAAACTGTTGCAATAACACTTGTTCTTTTGGAATAATTAGTTTACCATCTTTAAATATAATTGCTGGAAGCGTAACATCTCCGTACTGCTCATCTTCAAACACAGAGGTTTGATTAGACGCAAATCTTAGAGACCTTGTCATTGTTCCATCAAAATATTGTAGTGGTTTGTTTAAGTGGTGTCTAGAACGTAGAATAAAGTTAACTGGTGTTCTATTACCTTTTAGGATGTATATTCTATCCTTTACTTCCCATTGTGGCTGGGTAGCCGTATTCTTTTTTGCCATTTTATTAGAATTTAATTAGATTAAAAAAAAGGGGGACAGGAATCCCATCCCCCTAATTAATATTACTTCAATAAGATAAAGTTGTTTGCTCCGTGAACACAAAGAGCTCTCTCACTTAAGAAGTGTACTTCCATAGCGTCTAGGTCGCTAGTCATTCCAGCATTACCAGCAGAACCAGTAATCCAAGACTTGTACTTGCGATCTTCAGCTTCTGACTTTCTGTACTTCACATGTAAGAAAGGACGTACAGCATTTTTACCTAGAACTTGGTCGTAGATAGTAGTTGTACCAGCAGGTACTAACACACCGTCTACAGCAGAAGTTAAGGCTCCAGTTGTAGCGTCATTTAAGTATTTCCAGTCAGTTTTGTAGAAATCATATCCTAAGTTGAATCCTTTGAATCCAAGGCTGATTGCCATTTCTTCATCGTTATCGAATAAACCGTAAGAGCTTGTAGAAGCACCGCTGTTGTTTTGTGCAGCAAGTACATTGTCAATCTCGAAAGATTTAGTTCTGTTAACGAAAAGAACATTCTCTTGGATCGCTCCTTCTTTGTCAAGAACTTTGATAAGCTCTTCTAAGTCAGTGCGAGCAGCAATTGAACCAGTAGCAATGTTTCCTCTGTTTTCGATTTCGTAGAATAAACCTTTTGTCCCTTTGTATCCAGCAGTTTCAGCACCAGATGAAGCAACAGCAGGCTCCCCTTCGATAAGAGATAATTCCATGTAATCTTCGAAACGTAGACGAGTTTCATGCTCTGATTTTAAGTACCATAGGTATCCAGTAGCACCGTTCTCAGTAGTCACCTCAATCCATCCGATCTGCGCCATATCAGAACCATTGACTTCATACTTGTCTTTGATGATGATAGGGTTAGTAGTTTGGATGTCTTTAGGAGCTTCTAAAGAACCACTCATTCCATTAGTTCCTTTCTTGAACTCAGAACCGAAAGCAAATACGCTAAGTCCAGTTGTTCCTACAGCAGCAGCTAAGTTTGCTCCAGAATAAGAAGCAACATCAAATGTGTTAGTAGTTACAGCTGTTACGATAGCTTTGTCTTGATCAGTTCCGTCAGAAATGATTACTGTTTGGTTTAAGCGGAAAGGGTGTCCATTTGACGTGATAACGTCTCCAGAACGAGTTGCTCCAGAAACAGCCAAGTGAAGTCTTCCTTGCTCAGACCATTGAATTACATCAGATTGGAAGGGCATCTCAGCTCCTACCATTCTTAAAAAAGCAGATACAGAACGATTTCCGTATTTTTCAAATTCTGCTTCGTATACATCAGGTAAGTATTGAGAAGTAAACTCAATAGCAGAACCTAGATAGTTAGTCGATAAAGTCGACTTTGATGGAGCTGGTGTTAACGCACCTTGTACTCCAGAAATAGTTACACTCATTTTAAAAGTTTTTTAGTGATTAATTATCGTTTTCTAATTTTGAACGAAAAATTATCTCCTGAGTCTACTGCTCTAAACTTTGTGCCTCCAGTATCGGTTGGTGTGTTTGACCTAACACTCATATCGATGTTTTTAGTCTCCTTCACTAGTCCGTCTGTTGCATCTGCCTTACCCTGCTCGTAAGCGAACTGAAATAAAGCATCAGCGTTAGTGGCTGCAAACAAAGCCTTATGATAAGATGCCGCATCCTTCACGATCCCCTTTTCATCTAAGTGCTTGTTAAAGAAGTTATTTATGTCTAACTGATTCTCTTTAACCTTACTTACATCATTAGGTTTAAAAACTTGCTTTTTATCTCCGACTTTAAACTCAAAACCTTTGAACTCATCATTGAATAGGGCATTTGTTTTTTCTTGGAAGATGCGAGATCTATCTTTCTGCGTTGCAGACTCTTGATCTAATTCTTCTTGGTATTTAGTATAAAAGTTAAAAGCTTCTTTGTAGTTTTCTGGAATCTCGGCTTCTCTTGACTCAAGGGGAGCTTTGTATTTTTCCTTCATTCCTTCAAAGTAGTTTCTAGCTTTATATAACTCTTCTTTGTACGCAATCTTTTTCTTCTTGATGTCTTTTTCTTCATCAAGCTCTGAATCAAAACTGAACTCCTCATTAATAAGGTAGTCAATCTCCTCAGCATCAAGGTGTGGCTTTTCTTGCTTGTAATACTCACGCAACACGTTAGTATCATCCATAGCATTCCAGTCTTGCTGAAGCCTAGCATAATCCTCAAAGGATCTACCAGTCTCCTGCTTGTACTTCATGAAGTTAGCCACATCCTCTGGTAAAGGTTGCGTTTCTTCTTTGTCATTATTTAAAAGAACGTCTAAAGACTCCGCTTCTACGTTTCGTCTTTCTTTTAAGTAGTTTAATATACTTTGGTCATCAAGCTCAATCGGCTTGGCTACTACTTCTTCTTTTTCTTGTACATCTTCGACTTGCTCTTGGGCTTGCTCTTCGATGTTTTCTTCGGATACGGCATCTGTCGTTTCTTTAACTAATTCTTTTTCTTCTTGTACAGTCTCTTGCACTTGTTCTTGTACGTTTTCTTGTACAGATTCTTGTACGTCCTCTTGTACACTTTCTTGTTTTGGCTCTATAGGATTACCTTCGGCATCCAAAGCTCTTAATTTCCATTCCATTTTAATTAAATTAGATTATTGCAAAATTATTAAATTAATCAATGCCCACGATTCCCTCCATGCCTGAGCCTAACGTGTCTTGACCATCAAAGTCTATAGGATCTAAGTCTTGTTGTCTTTGCTGTATTAACTTCGACTGTTGAGATGCCTGCTTAGCTGTTCTCTTGTCTTTCCTATCTTCTTTGTATCTATCTTTTTCTTGTTGCAGTTGTAGCTCTGAAGACTTTATTTGACTTTCAATACCCTTCTGCATTTTAATGAGTTCTGCCTTTAGCATAAACTCTTGCTGCATTCTTTGCATTTCTAGTTCAGCCTCTAGCTGTTTTATCTTAGCCTCTGCCTCCATCTTAGCTAATGCGGTTTGCTGTTTAGCTTGTTCAGATGTCATTGCTGCTTGCTGATTAGCCTCTGCCTGTAGAGCAATGTTCTCTTGCTGTCTCTTGTTGTCAAGCTTCTCTTTACGTCTTTTTCTAACCTTTAGAAGTTGTGATGCAATCTTTACGTTCTTGATGTTTCTAATATCAATAGCATCATCAATATCAATCTTTCCAGCAGAGAGTGAAGTCTGAATGTTTTGTTCTAGCATCTGCTTCTCTTCTTCGTCTGGATGCATTTCAATAAAAATTCCAAAGTCATGTAGATGAAGCTCTTTGATTTCTTCTAGTATATCTACGCTGTACTTTCCAATATTCTTTACAAAGTCATCCTTCATATCAGAATACTCTAAAACATCAGACAGCCTGTAAGCAATACACTCTGCTAGTCTCTCTGTCATAAAGAGTCCAGACTTTAAGATATGTCTTGTAGCTGTGTTTGAGTTTAGTGCCGCTAGTTTCTGTACACCAACTAGAGCATTAGAGTCTGGCATAGATCCATCTCTCGCTTCATTTAAGCCTGTCACGCCTCTCAACATATTGAGATTGTAGTTGTACATATTAATAAGAGAGGATATCTTGGAGTTAGCCCCAGATGAGGTTAACTCTTGTACTGGGATTTTACCACTGTTAAACTCTCCTTCTTCAGTCAAGCTTCTACCTAACACAGAACCTGTTTGGAAGTACATATTCAATGCCTCTTGTGGAGAGTATGTATTCCCGTTTCCAAGGTTGATAGATGATAGTCCGTCTAAATCAATAAAGACTCCATCTGGAATCATTTTGGCAGCAACCTGCTGAAGCTTAAGGTGTAAGAGTTGTATCTGATCCGCAAAAGGAATCATTCTTTTTACAAGTGAATCAATCTGACCTCTGTACATTTTTGGCGCAGACACAACGTAGGGAGCGTATACTCTCTCCATTGAACTCTTTGGACGCACCATGTTTTTCATCAGTTCCCACTTGAGGATTTTGTTCGTTCCTAATACAAGAACACCTTCGTACCATACATCAATTCTTTTAGATAATTTTTCAAAACGTGCTTGTTCTGTTTTAGGTGGGTTGAATTGATCGTCTTTTTTTAGCACTTTTTCTCCGCCTTGTGCTGTTTTCTTTTTCTTGTATACGATATTCTTGTCAGTCTTGTAACAGAAATATAATAATGTTGCAGTATTCTTATCAAATGAGTCAGTTTTATAACCACCTCTCATTCCTTGATATGAATCAAACTTAGATGCCGACTTAGCAATCTCTTCTACTTCTTCTTGTGTTATTGATGGATCAACCTTCTTGATCTCTGTGATGTTTACATTTTTAACCTCCCCAAAGTAATAGCAATCCTGAAAGTGTGGATCTTCTGTGGGGCTGAATACTAAATCAGCTGGGTCAACGTAATCAACTTTAATTCCATCGTGTGTATTGAACGTGTGCTTTGCAGCAGAGACTCCAATAACTGTAGAGTCTTCATCTAATCTTTTCTTTATGTACTCGTAGTCGTTATGCTTTAAAACAGATGTAATGGCTTTTTCTTCAGCAATCTCGATGTCATCTTTATAATCGATTTGCATATGTATATCTAGCTCATCATCTGTTTCAGGAAGCATGTCTGGCTGTACGCTAAACATATCCTTTCCTAGCATAGCTCCGATTTCCTCGAAGTCTTCTTTGTTTCGCATCTCTGTCTGGATGCGATTCTTGTACATTGCCTTCTTGTTTGAAGATACTGGGTCTACTGCCTCAGCTTTTACATCAAACAATCTATTTGAAATGCCATTAACTACAATGTCTACAAACTTAGGTATAATAGGCACAGGAGTCCAATCAAGATTTAGATAAGATATGTCTCCATTAATAGCAAGCTCGTCTTTATACTTTCGCACAGACTGCTCACCCATTGCATATGTTCTTAGTTTATGATAGGTGTCACGGTTGTTGTAAAACCTTGATTGACCACCCTCTTTTCTAAACCACTCAGACTCTATAGCGTGCCCTACCATAAGCCCATATTCTTTTGATGCTTTAACAGCATCTGAAGCTAATTGATTTGGAAATCCAATAACGTACTTCCCAGAAGTTCCTCGCATATTTTTACTTTATAATAGAGCTAACTGTGCCTGTATTATTATACCTTGCAAAGTTAACATTTATTTCTGTATCTTTTCTTTTAGCCTTAATGACGTATTTCTGGTTTGCCATGATAGCAAGACCTGAGCTTACTGTTGCATCAAACTTGGTTCTGTTACCAATATCATAGTTAGCCCAATCCAATAATGTCCTATTAAAGTACATATTACCAGTACCTTTATCACTAAATCCTACATTGTTCTCTATATAACTTTCTATTGCTTCAGCGTGTATAGATATTACAGCTGGAGATGAGGGAATCCCCCCAAGCTCTCTTTCGGCTTTAGATAAATCATTTCTGTGTTTGTCTGGTCTGTTTATGCTCCATTTTCTATATCCCCTGTTTTTAAGATGATACAAAAGCCTAGGCTTGTTGTTCTCTGCTAATACTGGCATTCCATAAAACACCATAGCCATAAGAACATCCTCATAAAACAGCTCTGCCGTTTGTGGTCTGTATACATACTCTAAGAAGAACATATTAGTTGGACCATCTAAATTCATTCTAGTGTATCCATGTAAAGCACCATTAGAACCTCCACCACCAACAGTCCCAGATATATCATAAGAGTCACATCCAAAAGCACCTATGTGCTCATTGCCTGGATACTTAAATCCATTTTTATTTATAACTCTGTTTCTAAGCTCAAGAGGTGGTATCCAACTTACATAAAACCTTCCGTGCTTCTCTGGTGTCCATATAACCTCTGTATCCTTAACACCATTTTTCCAAGAGAACCCTCCTCTTTGAACCACACGCTGTCTTTGAAGGTTATCGTTAAAGTCTATCTGCTCATATATTCTAGTTAAATTAAATAGACTATTCTTTGCCTCATCCCTAAATGCATGACCCTCTGTTCTAGGAAACTGTCTATAGAACTCATTAAGTGCGTCAGAATCGTTTCTAAGGCTCTCTACTTCATTTTCCCAGTAGTCTAGTACCCCTCCATCTATAACGTCTCCATAGTGGTCTAAAACGGCTTTATTTGGCTTCCTGAAGACTGGCTGTCCGTACTGATCTAAAAACCCTTCAAAGTTCCACTCCATAGGAATAAATAAAGAGTATAATCCGCTCTTAGTCTGTCCGTTTGCATTTCTTTGTGTTACATCAGAGTCTCTAAAGAGCTTTTTAAAAGTACCCCCACCTTTGTCTTGAGAGTTTGAAGTAGATCCCATCAGACACTTGCCTATGATTCTTCTACCTAGCCTTAGTGTAGTTTTAGTGACACGCCAGTTGTTGAGGATATTATCGGGACGTTCCCACTTTCCAGATTCATCATGCACGAGAAGTCGTAGCTTTTCACCATCGTAGGAGTTATCTCCAGTGTTTTTCCAGTCGATGGTTGTGTCGAGTCCTGCAAGGTCGTCATCATTCTCTGTGTCTGCAATGGACCTTCTTGTAAGCTTTGATGCTGGCACTCTGTATGCAAGCTCTGTCTTCGGTCTATCCATACCGTCTTGGATTGGCTTGAAGAAGAATGGATAGTTTGTTGAGATTGGCACGACTTTGTCTGTGAACATTTTCTTTGCATCCGCACCACTCTTGGATAGAATACCAAACCTAGCATCGGAGGTAACTGTAGCTTGGTTAACTGTTTCTGCTGATGACATAAAGCTGAATCCTGAACGTCTGTTCTTGAGATAGCACATGCCGTAGCATCTGTCGTCTGCTTTACAGGCTTCCCAGAAGATAAAAAATATTCTGTTTGATTCTCTGTATTCTGGATGCCCAACATCAATCTTTGTCCACTGTAAGTACATGTAGTGAGACCCAGTAATATAAGTAGGAAAGCCATTATTTTTAAACCAAAAACCACTCTCCCTTCTATTAAACTCATCCTCAATGTAGTCGACCCATGACTCTTTGAATGCACTCGGATACTCATTCCACTGGAAAATGGTCTTGATCCTTGACAGCTCTTTTGGATACTCAAATGGCTCCCAATATTGTTCCGAGTCTTTTTCACTTCTTTTGTGAATTTCTTTCGGTTGCAAAGGTAGTGCTATTTTTAAATTTTGCACTTCAACAACTTCACCAATTTGTCCAGATTTTGATATAACAATTACATCGTGGTCACTGTTATACCCATAGTCCCAAGCTTTCTTTTTGTTTAGCTTATCCCTAGTCTTATCATCGATATGAGAGATAACCTTACATAGCTCAAGACTTTCGTCCTCTGGACTCTGCAAAGCTTTGGAATCCTGTATCTTTTCCTTTGCCGTCTTTAGTCTGATCTTCGCCATTAAGCTTTTCTCTTTCGTTTTCTATCCTTTGAAGTATTTCAAAAGCATCAAATATCGCAAGCTTTTTAGTTGCTGCAGCATTCTTTAATCTATCAGCAGCTAAGTCATCATCAGGCTTTCCTGTAATAATCTTTTCTTGCGCTACTTTTATTAGTTCTTCTACAGCCCTTTCACCTGCTTCTATAACTCTGTTTATAGTCTCAACTACTTTGTTTTCATTATCTCGTTCCATAGTGCTTGCGCTAATCTAACTTCATGTTTATTTTCTATGCAAATATCTTTAGTCAGATCTTCAAACCTCTTCTTGTTCAATTGAATTACTTGTTGTTGTGTTCCACAGCTTGCCATCAATAAAAGGCTTGCCGTTAATGTAATGATTGTCTTCATGTTGTTTGTTTGTTTGTGCCATAAGAATGGCGTTGGTTAGTTTGTCGATACTCTTACGTATCTCCTTTAGTTCGTTTCGAAGTCCGTTAGACTTCACATTTATTGTGTCTTTACCACTCATTTAATTAAATTTTATACAAATATCATTATGATTCATTCTGTAGACTTTTTGATTGTCTATAGTAAACTCATACTCTGAGTTTTTTGTAAACCCTATTTTTTCTCCCTCATCAAATACAGAGCTATGCTTTACAATTCCCACATGCTCCTCTTCTTTCTTGTCCGATCTATAAATTTCACTGTCTTGATTATGATCGATAGGAGAAATGAAACAGTAATTTTTTGTAGTTTTCCACCCCTTGTCATCCTTGTACATATATATTCTTTGAGGATTAACTAAATACTCTCCATCCCTAAAGAACTCGTTACTCTTTCTTTTCTTACCCTTGGCGTCTAAGTATGTTCTAAACACATTGTGATGAACAACTACTAGGCTACCAAGTGGTATCTCTCCACCCTTCGGCACCGCACACACAACTCCCAGCCTGTTCACATAACTGGCATCCTCTATTGAAGTGTTTATCGTGAACTCTTGATCCGCTATTGTTTTTGTGTTGTTGTACTCTTTCCCGAATGGCTTTATTAAATAATCCCATCTTGGTGTCATATTAAATTTATATTGTATTCTACTACTATTGGAATGTCTTTAAACTCTTTCCATTTTACAGACTCTTCGTTTTTCTTGACCCAAACACTGAATCCTTCTTGCTCTTGAGCTATATCACTTATTGTGTATGATCCCCCTAGAACCTCTTGATTAACTATGTAGTGCATAGCATTCTTGTAGTCTGCTCCAACTGAAATCTTTCTAATATAATTCATTACATTTTATTTTTATCACTAAAGTTAGTGATTTTAACTATCTTACCCATATCATAGTGTATGGTTTGTTCTACAAAACCATTTGGTTTATAGACCACAAACATACCGTGATTAATAAGTTTATCCCCTACAGCGATAACATACCCTTCAACCACAGGCTTCCCATTAGAATAAAGAACCATTTTAAGCTCTTTAGTTGGGGACTTGACTATATGCTTGTCGTTTTCTTGAGAAAACCCAACTTGAAAAGTTAAGAATGCAAATATGCTTAGTATGTATATCTTCAATTGTTCCATTGTTTATGCTATTGCTAAATAGATATAGACATCATTATTTGTATTAACGTTTCCACCCGTTCCGACTACAGTAAATCCGTTAGCATCGAAGTTTATTCGCTCTCCTGTTCCTGAATCTTCTGCTGCACTTGAATTAGCTCTTAAATGTGTTGTGGATGGGTTTGTAGTCGTTGGTGGCTTACTGTGTATTATCCAATTTCCACCTTGAGTAGAATCCTTTATCATCACAAATCTAGGAGAAAACCCTGTTGTGACTGCATTACCTGTTAAACCTGTCCCTGTATAACTCCCCACCTTTTGATAACCCGTTATAGATGTGAAGCAGTAGGCGATGTAAGTTCTACCATTTGTATTAGCATCACTATATGTATTATTTAAGGTAAAGGTGGTTGCACTTGTTCCAAACCAAGAAGCCGATTGATTTCCTGATGTGGAATTTAAGTACATATATTTGCCTGTACCTGATGCAGAATTATATACAATCCAATTTGTAGTATTAGTTGTACTTTTTATAATTACCAAGTCAGGTGCTGAAGAAAGTCCGTGTCCTATTGTTGAGCCACTTGTTCCATTACTTGTATACTTTACAATACTAAAACCTGCTGCATCGTTTACTGAAACTGTACTATCTATAGTACCCTCTGTGTTTATCTGTGGGAGGTTGTCATCGTGGTCTCCTGCTTTAAATGCAAATGCTACGTAATTATTTCCTGAAAGATTATTATTTATGGTGTCTATAGTAAAACCATCATTATTTAAAGTAAAATATCCTGAAGAACTTTGTGCAATAGTTAAGTTGGGATATAATATTCTACCCCCGTTATCTCTAATAGAATCTATTAAAAACCAATTTTCTCCTGAAGAGCCTCTATTTTTTCCAAATACCATATCAGGCTTAAAATCTACATCTACTTGACGGTTTGTAATACCATTCCCTGTATAAGTGACAACGTCAAAGCTATTCTCTACTGTTGGAGTAGTAGTGTCAGGGTCTGCTGCTATTGCAAGGTAGATGTAATTATTACCATTTGTACTCCATCTTCCATTATTTATTTTAAACCCATTAGCAAGAAATGACGGTATATTTGATTCTGTTGCTTCTGCCCCACTTGTATTAGCATATAATTCATTATTATTTCTTTTATTATCTACAATAACCCAATTTTGAGAGCCATTAGAATTTTTTATAAGTAAAAACGCAGGTTCAAATCCTGTTTCAATCATATTACTACCCCCATTTCCTGTATAGCTACCGACTTTCTGAAACCCATCTACTGAATGGAAGCAGTAGCTGATAGTCGTGTGTGCCGAACCACTTGTAGCTAAACCTATAATAGTGCTTGATGTTGGGGTGAAAAGTGCAGATTCAGAAGCAGCAGTAGTATTAAGCCTTAATTGGTCAGGACTACCATCAATAAAATTGTATTTGACATACCAATCATCAGTTGCATCAGTTCTTTTTACAATTACCATTTCAGGAGCAGAACTTAATCCGTGACCTACTGTAAGACTACTTTCTCCCGAAGCAAAACTTGTCTCCACAATACTAAACCCTGCATCTTGATTAGCCTTTACAGTAGAAGTAATACTACCGTCTGTGTTAGATGCTGCTGCATCAGTTCCTGCATTGAAGCACCAAGCTGCGTATGAGCCATCTCCTGAATACGTTCCTCCATTTGGTCCATTAATTTCATAATCTCCTGCACTTGTATCTTTTACAGTAAATCCATTAGAATCAAAAGAAGTTACCCCTTTATCTACTGAAGTCCTGTCTATTTCAGCATATGTCGTACTTGACGATATTTGTTTGTGTACACCTCTTATAGAATCAAATAGTAAGTGATTTGCTGCACTTCCTGTTCTTTGCTTTATCCAAATTAGGTCAGGACTAAAATTTGTAGCCTCTTGGTAAGTTACGTTAGTAGCAGTACCGTCATAAGCGTAGGTTACGTTTGTTGCTGTTCCATCGTATAGTTGTTGTTCATCTCTTGCATCACCATTAAATTTGTAGTATGCCTCTAAATTATCTGTTGGAATAGACGCAGTTGTATTGTTGTATAAATACCCTACTTCTTCTGAAGTTAATACGTCTGAATATATTCTTACATCGTCTATTTTGCCATCCCAATTATAATTTCCTGCGGAACCTGTAAATCTGTCTCCTATTAATGTACCTGCACCTACTGAACTTGTATTAGCAACAGTTTCTTGGTCGGCT